TTATAAGATAATTAAATATATGCCAAGAGAAATAGAAATTATACCCTTTGCTGCTAATGAATTACCAGCAGATTACTTATTCACTCAAAGAAAATACTATTCTACGGATAGTAATGTTTATCTGCTAGAGGAAGGCACACCAAAGCCAATTGATATTTGGTATGAAAGACCATTGTGGGGTAAAGTGGACCCCGAACAAAGAGTGATATTCCCATTCGATCAAGCCTTAAAGCCAATTGGTAATAACTTATCTGCAATTAATTTTGTAGCCGATGCATATACTGATTTTAAACGGTTTACTCTACAAGCCAGAGAGTCGTATAGATCTTCCGTAGCATCTTTTATTAATGTTGAAAGACCAGTAAAAGCATATGAAAACCCTTTTTATAGATTTGAAGATTATTTTATAGATGAGTTACAACCGGTTTTTATGAATGACTATTTAGACACTCAAAAAAGAAAAACAATAAATACTTTTATTAATTTTATTGAATATTATTTAAGCTATGTTGATATTAACGCAAATATTCCTCATACTTTATGTGGTTTTATATTGTCACCGCGAATGAGTTATCGAAATAGTGGTCTAATAATTGATTTTTCTGATGACAATCCTGGTAGAGACAGTATTAAATGGACTAAATATTTGTCAAATGATTTTTTTCAAGAATATATAAAAATAGCTGCATCATATGGTTTTTACATCAATAAAAACACTCCATGGAGCATTGTAGCGAATCTAAACTCTAGCAGGCTAAAAAGATATATGAATAATTATGCCATTAATAGTATGGATAGGGTTTTTCAAAGCTATTATTTTCAAGCTGAAAATATAAGTTATAATTTATACAAAAATTTTATGATATTAAGTTATTTTTCGTTTATAGCATCAGGCGCCTCAGTCGAAGAAATCATATCATACAAGAATTGTATGAAAAAGTCAATTGAACAATCTTCTTTTAAAACAAATATTTCTCTAAAGCAGAAGTCATTTGAATTGGGTGACGTAGGAGCTTATTCTTTAGATGCATTTTTAAAAGTCTACTCAGATGAAGTATATTTAAATTATTATATAGATATAAGATTAAAAGAAGAAGCTACTAATTTAAGTAAAAAAGAGACAAAAAAACTAAAACAACAAATATTAAGAATACTTAACACTAAAACAATCGAAGATGCCTGCCTAGCTTTTTCTAATTTTATGGCAAAAAAACGATCAGCTAATTTTAAAGACTTGACAGATAAAAACTTTTCACTTAAAATACCTACAAAGAAAACTAGTGAACCAAGCGCATCCTCTTATTTCGCCGGATCTGCTGGTTCTAGCACAAACTACTAAGAGATACAATGCTTTTCCAAACATTTGACGAAAAAAACAAATGCTCTCTAATCTACAGAAAAGGGACATTCAGTGAACAAATTACAGATAATTGCACCAAAACATGGTCTTATGCTACTTACCTAAAAGATAAGGAGGTTGAATATGCTAATCTTTACACCGGGGGTAAATCCCTGGACAAGCTTTGCCCAGAAAATACTAGAGGGGAGTGGTCCGCAGTCCAAGCAAGAATTAAAGCAGCGTTCAAAGCAGCAAACGAAGTAGGTCTAAGTCTCGATGATCATTGTTTATATGATCTAATTCCAAAGCATTATCTGCAAAAATTTGCAGAGATAAAAAATAAAATTTGTGAGGACGTCTTTACCAATTATCCAAAACCCACAAATTATGACCAGCTGTTGAAGATTAATAAAGTCGTTGCAGACATAAAAAACCGGAAGATAAACATTGATCCAACCAAGATAGAAAGACTCACAGTTCAGGATCGTAATATGTTTAAAACTTTGAATAGCTGTAAACCTTATATCGATTATGATATATTCAAAACAGTCACAGGTCGCTTGGCAACAAAACAAAATTCATTCCCGGTAATGACACTTCCAAAAAAATATCGTCAAGTCCTTACTCCCACTAACGATTGGTTATTTGAGTTAGATTTTAATGCTTGTGAATTACGAGTTGCTTTGGCTTTGCTTGGACATGATCAGCCTCAAGAAGATTTACATGATTGGAATCTCAAGAATGTATTCACTAGAACTAAAAGTAGAGAAAATGCAAAGAAAAGGATTTTTTCTTGGCTTTATAATCCAAAGAGCACTGATGACAAGGTAGATAAGATTTATGACCGTAAAATCTTAAAAGATATGTATTTTGATAAAGTTTTGGGTAAAGTTTACACACAGTTCGGTCGTGAAATTGATGCAGACGAAGATCACGCTGTTAATTATATTATTCAGTCTACAGCTGCCGATTTGGTTTTTGAGCAGATGTATTCGGTTTGGGAATTTCTGCAAGACAGAAAATCTTTTGTCAAGTTCTGTAATCATGATAGCCTAATAATTGATCTTGCAGAGGAGGACCAATATGACATAAACCAAATCTCTAAACTATTTAGTAATACAAGGTTTGGCAAGTTTAAAATAAACCATGAAGGTGGAAAAAACTGGGCAGCCATGAAACCTTTGAATATAAAATAGAGGATTGCGTATGAAATTGACAAAAGAGTATTTAAAAGATCTTATTTTAGAAGAAATACAAATACAACAACAGGCTGCGCCACCCCAAGCTCCAAATAAAAAAAACATACAAAATTTAAAGATGCAGCTTATTGATCTATCTAGAAATCTAACTGGAATACAACAAAATGAAATAGAGATAGTACAGTTATTCATAGAAATGATAGATCTAGCCAAAAGAGAAAACATTAATGTTGCAGAATTTAAAAGACGATTAGGTTTGGCAAAGGACACAGCAGAGAAAATAGCAAAATGAGCGAGATGAAACTCATAATGGAAAGCTGGCAAAGCTATGTAAACGAGCAGCAAAACCCACAAGATCCTACTGTTGGGGATTTTCTAGAAACTTGGAACAAGCAAAGTCCAAGATCTATTAAAAAAATATTTGGAAAATTAGCAAAATTTGTGGTTGGAGTTGGAGTGGGTGTTGGGACCTCGGCAGCAGCCGGATCAGCCACCGGTGGCTTAGGAACTGCTTTGGGCGTCACCGCCGGCGCAGCGGCAGG